TAGTTCAGTTTGGGTTGGTGAAAGCCAGTGCGTAAGGGTCGCACTGGCTTTCTTATTTTTGCACAACACAAACCCTTAAATCTGCACAATGAGAATCTGCATCGTTTACAACCAGCATCCAACAGGGTGCAGTTACTATCGCCTTGAAATGCCGAATGCGGCCGTTCACGACCTATGCGGTGGGGTGGTGGACTTCGTCAGCATCGATGATATACGAAGGATGGAAGAGGATGAACTGAAAACGATTGACCTATTCCTGTACAACCGAACGTGGATTGCAGGGCCGTTGGAAGCGGTGGAACAGGTCGCCAACATCCTACGCCAGTACGGTGCGCGGATTATCCTTGATATGGACGACTACTGGCATTTAGGCACAGGGCATTCATTCTACCGCCACTACCACGACACCAAGATGCCTGCGATAATCGAAAAGCACATCCGCATAGCTGACCACATCATTACGACCACGACCTACCTGCGCGATGAGTTGGTGAAGTTTAACAAGAACGTGAGCATCTTTCCGAACACGCCATACATCCAGTACAAGCAATTTCAGGAGCAACCAACGCAAAGCGAGCGGGTGCGCTTCGGCTACTTCGGCGCGGCGCAACATACCGAGGATGTTGAGTTGATGCGGTCACCACTGCAACGCCTGTCGGATGAGGTGGAATTGGATGGGAAGTATATGATTTACTTGGCGGGCTGGAACGAAAACAACCCAATCTATCAAGGCTACGAGCAGGTGTTCAGCAACAAGGGCAAGAACAACAACTACTCACGTATCCAAGCGGCTGACATATACAGCTACGTTCAAGGTTACAATTGGGTGGATGTGAGCCTTGCGCCACTGCGCGACACCAAGTTCAACCGCTTGAAGTCCGAGTTGAAGATAACGGAGGCGGCGTGGATGGGTAAGGCGGTTATTGCCAGCGAGGTGCCGATGTATGCGGACTGCATTGAGAATGGCGTGGATGGGTGGCTGGTGCCTGAAAAGAAGGATAAGTTGTGGTACAAGTATATGCGGGCGTTTATCAATGAACCTGCGATGGCGAAGGAAATGGGTGAGCGGTTGCAGGCGAAGATGCAGGGCAAGTTTGATATTCAGCAAATTAGCGAGGCAAGGCTGAATTTGTACAAAAGCGTGGCGCGTGGTATTTAGAGGTAATGCTATACCTTAAAGCCAGCCAATCCAATACGATTAACGTAACGTGGACTGAACGCGCAACCAACGCGACCATCTACAAGTTGATTCTCACGAACATTGCGAAAAACACCAGCACCGTCATTTACATTGACGCGATTAGCAACGCGAGCAGTTACGAAGAGCGATATGACCGCTTCACCTTTACGCTTGGCGCATTGGAGAAAGGACAGTACAAATACGAGGTCTTGCAGGATGCAAACGGCTACGCGGCAGGTGACGCGCTTGGTGGCGGTTTGTTCGTGTTTGAGGATAGCGGCTATGCGTACATCAGCGCGGCGGCTGACCAAAGCACGGACGCGTCGTGGGGGTGTCAAGGAACGGATATAAGCGGCACATTGAGTGCAGTTGGCACAGGCTCGGCAAACACGGCGTTAATCGTTGCAGGGTGCACCACATCGGGTATAAGTGCGCGGATTTGCGATGAATTGACCCTGAACGGGTATAGCGATTGGTTTCTTCCTTCGCTTGATGAATTGGCCGAAATGTACACTAAATTGAAGGTGAACGGATTTGGTAATTTTGCAAATCAAAGCTATTGGTCATCAACCCAATCAAGCGCAACGCAAGCCTATACGATTGACTTTAATAACGGCAATAGCAACGCTCACAACAAGTCGCAAACCAACCGCCACACCCGTGCGATGCGCCGCTTCCTAATGGGAACGCCAAGAGTGGTAGAAACAGGGCTTGCATATATCGAACCCGCAGTTGAAACCTACGTTGCACCAAGTAACAACAACACCTATGTCAGCTTCTAAATTCGCATTCAGTTTCATCCCGACCACCGACTACCAGTTGCCTGTAATGCTTGAAAACAAACAGGCCAATATGGTGCTGTTTGGTGAGCGCAACGAATACCCATACTACCTGCTGGACAACTACCACAAGAGCGCAAAGCACTGCGCCATCGTGAATGGCAAGGTTCACTACATCGTAGGCAAGGGGTGGAAGGCAAGCGACAAAGGCACGGTAGAACAGCAAGCAAGGGCGGAGGAGTTTATCCGCGACCCGAACATAGAGGATGATTTGAACGACCTTACCGAGAAGTTGGTGCTGGATTTGGAGTTGTTTAACGGCTTCGCACTTGCAGTCACTTGGAACAGGGGCGGCGGCATCGCCTTTGTTGAACACGTTCCATTCCAAAAGGTGCGGGTAAGTTTGGACGATGAGATGTTCCTGATAGCCGACTGGTACGATGCGCGTATGATTCAGCAGTTTCCGAAAGGCAACGAAGTGGAGAAGATGCCGAAGTTTGACGAAAAGCACCGCGTTGGCAAGCAGATGTTTTACTACCGCCACTATTCGGCAGGGGTTCAGCACTACCCGCTTCCGAATTACCAAGGTGCGCTGGCGTACATTGAATGCGATGCTGAGATAGCGCGCTTTCACATCAACAACATCCGCAACCAGTTTTGGGGTGGTCAGTTGATTAACTTCGCTGATGGCATACCTACGGAAGAGGAAAAGGATGAAATTGAGCGGATGATGCGCCGCAAGTTCAGCGGGGCAGGGAACGCAGGTAGATTCGTGCTGACGTTCAGTAGCGGGAAGGAAAGCGCGCCAAGCATCCAATCGCTAACGCCGAGCGATTTGGACAAGCAGTTTGACCTGCTAAACAAGCAGATTCAGGAGGAGATATTTGTCGCGCACAACGTCACCAACCCGATGCTGTTCGGCGTTAAAACCGAAGGGCAGTTGGGTGGAAGGAAGGAATTGATTGAGGCTTACGAGTTGTTTAAAAACACCTACGTCAACGCGCGGGTGATGATTGTGGAGCGGATGATTAACTACATCGCAGGGTTTAACGACATCGAAGGCTTGTACCTATGCCCTACCGACCCAGTCACGGAGCAGTTGAGCGAACAGGTGCTGACGCAGATAATGACGCGCAACGAACTGCGCGAGAAGGCAGGACTTGAACCGCTGGAAGAAGAACAGGCGCAACCCGAAGGCGCACCTGCGGTGGAGGCATTGGCCAGCGAGCCAGTGAACGAAGCACTGCGCACAATGACAGGGCGGCAGTTTCAGCACCTGATGCGGATTGTCAGGAACTACCACGCGGGCAAGATTAGCGAGGCGCAGGCACGGACGATGCTGGGCAGTGGCTTTGGCTTGACCGCCGAGCAGATTAACGACTTCCTGACCGATGGCCAAGCCGAGTTCAGCGCACAGGGTGAAGACGCAGAGATGCGGATGTTGGCGGCAGTTGGGTCGCAATACGGCGATGACGCGGAAGGCTTTGACGTGGTGGATAGTTGGGAACTTGCGCTTGAAGGCGACCCTGAAACCTTTGCAGTGGATGAGGAGGAGGAGAAATTGGATAAGCGAATAATGGCGTATCGCAAGAAGCACAGGCTTGCAACGGTCAAAGAAATAGCCGAGGCGTTGAAGGTCAGCCCTGCGAAGATTCGCAAGCGGATTGCCTATCTGCTTGAAAAAAACCGCTTCCCGATTAGCCGCGATATTGACATCGCAACGAAAGAAAAGCCAGTCGATGAGGAAGTGGTGGAGGTGCGCTACCGCTACGATTGGCGACCTGAATATGCGGGGTTGAGCAAAGCCGATGGATACGACAAAAGCCGCAAGTTCTGCCAAACGATGCTGGACTTGAGCGCGACAAAGTTGTACACCCGAAGCGATATAAACGACATCGGGCAGTTGGTTGGCTGGAACGTTTGGGAGCGCAGAGGTGGGTGGTTTACGCTTCCGAATGGCAACCACAGGCCATCGTGCAGGCATATGTGGGTTCAGCAGTTAGTGGTTAAAAAAGGAACAACAGTTAAACGTGTAGTATGAGCATCGCCTTATTTGTGAGTGAAGAATACCTGCTGGAAAACAGCGTCATCAATGAGAACGTAGCCTATACCCAAATCAGGCCCACGTTGGTCAAGGTTCAGGATATGCACATTCAACCCGCGCTTGGCAGTGCGTTATACAAAGAAGTACAGGCGCAGGTGGTTAGCGGTTCGGTGACCGCGTTAAACACGACATTGCTGGAAGATTACATCCAACCTGCCATCGTGCAATGGATGTACTTTGAACTGCCGATGGTGCTGTCCTTCAAGTATATGAACAAAGGAATGGACCGCAGGACCAGTACCGAAAGCAACCCGATGAGCGTGGATGAGGTGTTCAAACTGATGGACAAGGTGAAGAACGATGCGGAGTGGTACACGGAGCGCATTACGCGCTACCTGCAAGAGAACCACGCCAGTTACCCATTGTTTGACAACCCACCAACGGCGATTGACACGATTTACCCGAATGGCAGTTCATACGAAACAGGGATGGCATTAGGAAGGCGTGGCCGCTTCCGTGACCCGTTAGATTACCCTGAAAAACGCTTTTACCCATTTTAATGGCACACGCGAAGAACATTAACAAATTAAAGCAGTACTATGAGTTGGGTGCAATTAAAGAACGACCTGCTGACCTTTGCGGCGGCACATCCACAAATCAACAGCGTGGGATTCGGCGACCCGCTGTCGATAGGAACGGACAACACGATAAACCTACGGACAACCGACAGGGATAGGGTTGTTTACCCTTTGCTCTTTGCCGACCTGCAATCAATGACCGTAGGCGTTGGCGCGCTTACGCTTGGCGTTAGTGTGCTTGTGATGGACAGGGTTGAGGATAGCCGCAACCTATCTACGGCGGTGACTGGTAGCGTTGTAGCGCGGTGGACTGACAATGAAGATGAGGTACTCAATGACACCTTATATATAATGCGTGACTTTATCAGCAAGTTCACCAACGACCCTGCGAAGGATTACACCTTGCAAGATGCGGTTAGTGCAACGCGCTTCGTGGAGGCGCGAGATGACAAAGTAGCGGGATGGCAGGCTTCGGCCAACTTCGACTTTGAATATCCGCACAATTCTTGCGAAGTTCCCGATTGAGTGGTATTTAACTAAAAACAGCGATATGAACATTGGGCAACAATTAGACGCGATGCTTGGAGGCTACGGCGCGATAACCGTAGTCACAGGCGCAGTCACAGGTCAGGCATTTGAATTTCTTGTGGTGAATGCATCCACGAGCTTCACGACTTTGACCGATAGCGAGGGCAACAACGCGCTGACCTACTTGGGATTGAGTGGCATTACGGTGATGACAGGGATGATTGTCAGGGCGCGTAATGGCTTGAAGTTGGCTGCGGTCACGGTATCAGGTGGCAACGTATTTGCGTACAGCTGATGGCATTAGCGCACGGATATGCTTTGCCTTTTGTAACGCAGAAGGTAGTCGGCGATTACGCGAGTGATAACGCGGCGGCGGCGGCGCGAGCGATTGCATCAGGCGCGACCAAGGAAGCGGCGGGCAGTTGCCTTGATGCGCGTGCAATTAACTTGCAGATGCGAGTGCCGCAACGCACGGATACCAACCTGCTGACCAATAGCGCGATGGCAGGGGCAACAGGTAGCGTGTTGCCAACCAAGTGGGTGAGTGGCAGTGTCAGCGGATTGACGGTCACCATTTCGAGCGCGTTCACCAGTGCAGGCTTTCAAGCGATTGACTGGACTGTCAGCGGCACGGCAATAGAGGATGGCACGCTTTACATCGGTTGCGAGCCTAACGACAACACAAACGCAATCCCTGCCAGCATTGGTCAGCAGTACATTGGCGCGATGAGTTTGGGCAAGCAAGCAGGCACAATTCCTGCAACGATGGTGATGCAGGTGCTTGGGCAGGTGTCAAGTGCTGGCACGGTAAATGAAACAGCGAACAACACTACGGAACTGGCTACCTTGACTTCAAGCAGTTTGACGCGCATCAACACCGCAGTTCTTTCGATTGCCAGTGCAACCACTGACAGGGTGAATTTCAGGCTTACCGCTGACGTTGCGGCGTTGGATGTCATCAGCTTTACTATTCGCATTGCCGCGCCGCAGGTTGAACGCAACGACAGGATTTCGCCTTACATCACCACTACAACAGGAGCGGCGAGCAGGGTAACTGGACAGCCTTCGCTTTTGATTGTTCCGCAACTAACGAGGGCAGGATTTGTTTATCCGCAGTTGCCAACCGTTAGCGGTGCTGACTTCACCTTCACGCGAGCGACCACCGCCACGCGGGTGAATGCGAGTGGCTTGATTGAGAGTGTGGCTTCGGGAGTGCTTCGCTTGGACTACCCCATTGGAGGCGGTTGCCCTGCGGCGTTGATTGAGGCGAGTGCGCAGAATTTGGCGTGGCATTCGCAGACGTGGGCGAGTGGAACAAATTGGGCAAATACCGAAGTCACGGTTGTAACGGCAACAACTGGAACGCTTGACCCGCTTGGCACGAATACGGCGAATGCGATTAGTCCGAGTTCAGGCAATGTATTTCATATTGTTCAATCCAATAGTCCAACAACAATAAGTTATACAAGCGGCACTATTTACACGCAAACTGCATTCTTCAAGCAAGGCACAGGTGCGGCAGGTAGGTATGTGCAATTGACGTTTACAGGTTCTGCTTTTTCGCAATTGGGGTATGCAAATTTTGACTTGCAACTTGGAACGGTCACGGTTGTCAGCGGCACGAGTGCAGATAGCAACAGGGCGGCGAGCATTGAAAATTACGGAAACGGGTGGTATAGATGTCGGCTAACCGCAACTTGTACATCAACGACAGGGGCTGCTGGAGTAGGTGTGGTATTGGCAACGGCAAGCGGTAGCACTCGTGCAGCAGCTTTTGCTGGAACTGTAACGGACATCTTGTACGGCTGGGGCGCACAAATGGAAACAGGCGCAATCCCCACTTCTTACATCCCAACGACCGCCGCATCCGCAACCCGCGCCGCGGATGTTTGCTCCGTGTCGGGGGTATCGGGGTATATCGGGCAGACACAAGGAACGTTGTATTTAGATTTGAGTTATGAGCAAGGCTCGTCAACAGCAAGTCGTTGGCTTGAATTGTTTGGAAGTAGCAATAATATTGGACTTGCTGTTGCTAGCACTAACCTAATTCGTTCTATTGTTAATGGACAATCCGATAGCCTGACAGGAACGGACGCAAGAAATAGATTTAAGATAGCGTGGGGTTATGATTCATCGGGCGTTGTTTGCTTTATCAATGGCACTCAATTCACGCTTACTAATGGTGGGGCGCAAGTAATTACATCGCTTGATTCTTTCCGCATTGATATGTCAACCGCGACTGGTCAGCGCATTTTTAACAACCGCCTCCGCGCCACCGCCATCTACACCACGAGGCTCACGAATGACCAACTCGCCAACATCACAAGATTAACTTAATGGCTACCTTCCGCAAGTACAAATGGAACACAAAAGCCGAATTCGAGGCTTTCTACCAACTATCGCAACCCGATGCCACCTGCGTTGAGTTGGGCGAAATCGACAACACCTACTGCGTGGACTTGCTGTGGACAAACGAACCCGATGCAGATTGGGAGCAATACGAAACGTGGCCAAGCCCAGTGGGGGTGCATACATACCTTGGCTGGGACGAACAATACACAAAAGAATACAATGAAAGACTTCCTTAACTCCATCGGCATCAACATCGGCCTAACCATCGCAGGCTTCCTCGGTTCGCTTCTTCTTCTACCAAAGCAACGGAATTGGAAGATGCAGTTGGTCAGCGTGTTCAGCGGCTCACTTTGCGCCACCTACCTCGCGCCTGTGCTGATAGGCTTCCTGAACATAAACGCACCCAACATCCAGTACGGCTTGGCGTTCCTTGTGGGATTCAGTGGAGTGAAGATTGCGGAAGTGTTGGAGGCGAAAATCATAAAGACCCTATCCAGTGATAATAACGCGTAACGCGGCTAACATCCACACCCTGAACTACACGGGTGACGAACTGAACTTACTGCTAATTTCTGACCTGCACTGGGATAACCCCAAATGCGACCGCGACCTGCTGAAAAGGCATTTGGACGCGGCAAAGGCGAAGGGCGCAGGAATCATCGTAAACGGCGACTTCTTCTGCTTAATGCAAGGAAAGGGTGACCCGCGTAAAAGCAAGGATGACATCAGGCCCGAACATAACAAAGGCAATTACTTACAGGCGGTGGTCGAGGATGCGGTCGATTGGTTTAGTCCGTACAAGGACAACCTATTGCTTATCGGCTACGGCAACCACGAAACGCAGATTATCAAGCATATGGAGTTTGACCCGCTTCAAATGTTTCAAAGCATCTACAACTACAAGAACCAAAGCAACCTGCACATCGGCGGATACGGTGGCACGTTGAAGGTGGTGGGGGAGATTCGTAGCGGCCTGCATCGCGCCTTCGTCATCCACTACTATCACGGTTCAGGAGGTGGCGGCCCAGTGACCAAGGGTGTGATTCAGGACCAACGCATTATGTCTTTTGTTGAAGGGTACGACCTGACGTGGCAAGGTCACGTTCACGAGCTTTACCATCACGTCAATATGGTTCAGTATTTCAACCGCACCCAAGACATCATCCAGCAGAGGCGTGTACATCAACTGCGCACATCAACATACAAAGAGGAGTACGGTGCAGGTGAAGGAGGATTCCACATTGAAAAGGGAAGACCACCAAAACCGCTTGGTGGGTATTGGCTGAACCTGCAACAAGAACGCATACGGAAGATAGAGGACAATGGCAAGGAGCGCGACAGGACGGAGTGGGTGGTTAAACTGCATACAACGTAATGAGAACTATTAAGTACATCGTGGTGCATTGCACAGCCACGCCACAAACAACCACGGTTGAAAGCATCCAACGCTACTGGCGTGAACGGCTCGGGTGGAAAGCGAATGGTTACCACAAAATAATCAAGGCAAATGGCGAGGTTATCACTTTGGCGCAGGATGATGAGATTTGCAACGGGGTGGCTGGCTTTAATAGCGTTAGCCTACACGTCAGCTATATTGGCGGCATTGATTCGCGTGGCAATCCGCTTGACAATCGAACGCAGGGCCAAAAGGACGCACTCAGTCAAGTCCTACACGCGTGGAGAGCAAAGTACCCCAACGCCCAGATTCAAGGCCACCGCGACTTCTTGAAGCGTGGTGTTAACTGGAAAGAATGTCCTTCCTTCGATGCAAAAAGCGAGTACGCTCATATTTAGCCTGCTACTGGCTGGTTGCTGTCGCAAGGCAGTGGAAGTCCGCACCAACACGGTTGTGCAGAAGGACAGCGTTATGATTGAGGTGCCGAGGTTCACGGAGCTGTACATTGACAACCCCTGCGATAGTGCTGGCATCCTGCGGCAGTTCAGATTAACGGATAGCACGAAATCAAGCGTTTTAAGCGCATCAAATTATCGAGGTGGTATTCGGATTCAACTGCGGAGAGATACGGTCATACAACGCATTACAGAGCGCGACACGGTAACGATTGAGCGCGTGGTGAAAGTCGAGCCTGCAAAGCGCAAGAATCGGATGGTATTTGTGTGGTTTGGAGTGGCCCTTGGACTGGTGCTGTCCATCTTGGCTTTCCGCTTGATGCGCCTGTAATCGAGGCTTGGCGGGAAGGCTTTTTCTAAACTTTTTTTTGGAATGTGCGTTTAAACGCTGGAAACGCAGAAAAAAAAATAAAAAAAAGTATACAACCTATATATATATGTATGTATATTTGCATATACCAAAACGGAAAAAAAATGAATACTCAAACTCAAATTCTCAAAGCCCTTGGCGGAAACAAATTTTTAGCAATGACAGGTGCAGTTTGTTTTGCGAATAATGATACGTTAATCGTAAAATTCAAGGGATGCTCAAAAGCCAACATTATGTATGTTACCTTGACCTCTTCAGATTTGTACGATGTTAAAATTTGCAAGTACAAAAACCTTGATGTAAAACCTGTTTATCAAGCTGATGGCGTTTACTGTGATTCCTTGCGTTCAATATTTACTCAAGTTACAGGTCTATACACCAGCCTTTAATACACCAAGGGGCGCGACTTGTCAACGCGCATTCTTTAACCCTCTAAACCCCAAACCAATGAACATCATCGAATCAACCCCCATCAACCTCGGCAATGACGATTGCGACATCGTGAATGCCTTTATTTACAAGCAGAATGGCACGCTTCACCTGCACATCGACTACCCAACATCTGACCGCATTACCAACGAGTTCGAGCATAGCGACATTGACGCGCTCTGGGAGTGCCAATATCCTGAGTGGAATGACCTTCTTTTTTCAACCCTTTAAACCCAAACCAATGAAACACGACATCATCGCTCACACACCCATCACGCTTGACAATGGCAAGGTACTGGATGCCTACATCCACAAGCAACCCAGCGGAATGTACGCGCTTCACGTCAACTACATCTTTGAAGCCAACAGCAATTCAACCCGAACAAAGCAGATTGCCGAAGCAGTGTGGCGCAAGCAACACCGCGACTGGTTCAGGTTCATCCGCTTCCAGCGTTCTTCAACACCACTGCCAATGCCTAAACCCCAACCCAATGAAACACACCTTCACCCTTGACGCGTGGTTCGCTCATATCCGCAAGCAACTGCGCACGACACCAACGCCGACACCTGCGGAAATCAAACAACCCCTGCGCTTCGACTGGGCGCTTTATGGCCGCATCCTTCAAGCTAAACATTTAACCAATTAAACCCCAAACCAATGACAACCCTAATCAACAAACTAACACCACAAGCACGCGCCAAACTTAACGCGTTGCCAGCCGACCAGCAAGAACGTGCTACCTATTGGCTGACCAAAAGCGAGTACATTTTTGAAACGCCCTACTCGCACGCGCGCTGGATATGTATGTACTTCCATCAACCCCTTGAAAACTTTTACGAATTATTCGCCGTATGAAAGCCCTGACCTACACCGCATTCCTATTGATGACTTGCTTCATCTGCGCCATCCACACGGACGAAGGATGGTGGTACTTCACCGCATACGCGCAAACATTCATATTTATATATATATTTGCACGTCTAAACAAACACGATGAAAAACACAACCAAAACAAAAACCGTTAAACCCCTTATGCAACTTACTTCAGTCTATTGCGAGGCTGACACCCTCACCCTATGCCGCGCGCGATTTGGCACGATTCGCGCCGCGTTAAATTACGTTGCCAACCAAACTAAACCCTTAAATCAATGAACCTTAAAACTATCAACATTAAAGGCAAGCCTTATGTGGAAGTCGTGGAGCGGATTAAATACTTCCGCGAACACTTCGCCGACCATTGCCTAACCACCGAAGTGGTGCAACTGACACCCGACTTCGTAGTGCTGAATGCAGTTATCACCGACCCAACTGGCCGCGTAGTTGCGACAGGACTGGCGCAGGAAGACCGCACATCCAGCAACATCAACAAAACGTCCTACGTGGAGAACTGCGAGAGCAGTGCGTGGGGTCGTGCGCTCGGAAACTTCGGCATCGGATTGAAAGATGCCATCGCCACGGCAGATGAGATGCAGTTTGCACTCGCAAAGGAGAACGAACTGGAGAAACTGCGCACCGATTACTGCATTCTAATCGAAGCGTTAGACCCTGCCGAGATGGCGCGGTTACTTCCGCAACCACACTGGGATGCGGCCAAGTTTGCAAAAGGAATTGAATACGTTAAATCACAACTTAAATCCAACAAAAAATGACACCCATCGAATTCATCTACACCCTTCCTGCCCATCGCCGCACATCACTGCGGCAGATGGCCGAGGAACTGAACAAGGCAGGCATCACCACCAAGCGCGGCTGTGAATGGCGAGCATCCAGTGTTTACCTGCTATTCGGCAGAGACAACAACAAGTATCACTCAACGCCGAAGCTTCCGCAAGCGCACGTGACAAAAGCACTCCGCAATTTGTCACGCGCCGAATCCCTCATCCGTTCTTCACTTCAAATTTTGCAAGAAACAAATGGCTAACCTGCAACTACCCGCGAATATCAGCAAGGCTGACATAAGCGAATTCGTGGACTCAGTGACCTCGGAAGTGCTGGATGGTAACATATCACCTTTGAGCGTTCACGTGCGCTGTAAAGCGTTAATAAAGGCATTAGAAGGCATCTTGGATAATACGCAGGATATTGCGATTGACGAAGCCTACCACTACAAGGGTGCGTTCAGCATCGAAGGTGCGAATGTGGTGCTACGCGAAGGATACGGAATGCCTGACTTTACGCAGGACGAAGTATGCAACGAGATGAGCGCGAAGTTGAAGCAACGTCAGGAACTGCTGAAACAGGCGTTCAGGATGAACGGCAAGGCCGTGATTGTAGACCCTGACACTGGCGAGATTGTGCCAGTGCTACCGATGAAACCCAATAAAACCACCTTAACCGTTACCTTCAAATGACACCACAACACTACAAACTATGGCTGGCAGGGCTGAGCCTTGCTAACCTTCACGTTGAACAAGCCAACTGCGAGTTGGTGATGCGCATCGCCATCAACCACACCGTCCGAGATTCAGCCGCAGACAAACTGCGGCTGGTCTTGGCGGAGTTAGATTCACGCCAAATCAAGAAGTAAATTCACGCCAAAACAAGAAATGACTATGAATAAATTTTTGCTAATCGCAGGCAACAATTACGACAGTTGCCACGGACTGGAAGATTATGCAGGAACCTACGACACTTTGGACGAAGCACTTGAGGCGGGCGAAGAATTAGTGAAGTGCGATAATAACAACATTGACTGGTATCAAATCTTGGACTGCAACGACCCAACTGGCTACTATTCGAACGACGAACACATTCGTCGCAAGTTTGCGAGAGCGTATCGCATAAAACAAACCGATAACCTTTAACCCAACCCAACTATGAACGACATCGAATTTATCTTTGAAATTGAAGACGAAGCAGGTAGCTTCGAAGTGCCAATGTACTTTTCTGCATCCGACTGGTTTGATGACGATAGTGGCGACATCCCTGCTGTTCACTATACCGACACGGGATTTGACGAGCGGCAGAAGACCATCATCCACGACTTGATTGGACAGGTAGGCACCGAACACGATGGCGGCCTGTTAAGCGAGATGCAGAAAGCGGCTGATTGGTGGGTAAGTCACAATGCTTAATTTTACAAATCTTAAACCAAACCAAATGAAAAAATTTCAAGAATGTGAAGAAAGAGGAGAGGCGGCGCACATACAGTTTGTGCAAGATTATTGTGCCAAATATGGTGTCTTGGCTTATCAGGGCAAAGCCAGTGAATCTGATGACATACATAACCACTTTGACCTAATTACTTACCCGCACGGCAACATTGACGTAAAGTCGCGCAGGTATCTAAAACGAAGAGGTGAGTATGCAACGGATTACATATTTGAAATAAAAAACGTAAAAGGCGAAAAAGGCTGGGGATATGGTATGGCGGATAATATTGCTTATGAGCAAGAAGATTGTTGGCACGTTGTATCACTGCAAAGCCTGCAAAAACTTGTAGCTGAAAACAACTACGAGCAACACGACCGCTCACAATATGACCGCGAAGACCTATTCGTGTGGATTCCAGCCAGTGACATCGAGCCTATTATTATTGATTCTATTCCAAAAACAACCTTAAACCAAACCAAACTATGAGCAATTACCAAAAAAAAGATGGTGACATCAGCGTGTTCATCAACCAATCAGCCAACGCCAACGCACCGCGATGGAAGGGCAACCTGCTTCTAAACGGACAGGAGTACAGCGTAAGCCTGTGGTCCAAGAACGGAGCGAAGGGCGAGTTCCTTGCTGGAAGCGTGCAACCCAAGCAGGCACCAGTCGCTAACACCTACAACCAATACGACCAAGGCAATGACCCATTTTAACAAGTGTACGAAGATTACCCTGCAAATTGATGGGCGTGTTTGTTCCACCGAGATGGAAGGAAACGAACATACAGCTACCGAAATCATCGAAGCCTTTATCGGCTTGATGGTGGGGCAAACGTTCACGGAAAGAACCTGCTACAAGGCAATGAACACTATTGCTGAGGAAAGGTATAACGAGGACGATTAGTCGCAAATTTATTCTATATTTGTGACAGAGTTGATGCTGTTTGTAGGAGAACGGTATCAACGGAAGACGAGCCGCTACCTTTGGCTTGCCCCGACAGCCTCCTACCTGTCGGGGCTTTTTTTACTTCTAAATTTTAACGATGATAAAAGTATCCGTATTTGCCAACAACAAAGCCGTAACGCCTGCGCAGACAAGCGACCTCAACACCTTGCTGATGAACATCAAGGATGGAAGGTGGCAAGACCAAGTGCTGGCATATCGAACAGGCAAAGGCACAAAAGACAACCTACCTGCCTTCACCACAAGCGGCGAGTTTAAGCAACGCAAAAAAGAACACCTGATTGAACATAGTGGCTTCATTGCAATCGACATAGATGCCAATGACAACCCGAACATCAAAGAAGGAATCGCCAAGCTTCGCGAAGACCCTGCATTGTACGCGATGTTCGTAAGCGTTGGCGGTCAAGGCTACTGCGCCATATTTCCCATCGACCCGAACCGACACCTTGACGCTTACCTTGCACTTGAAAAGCGACTTGCTGATAGGTACGAACTAATCTGCGACAAATCCTGCAAAGACGTGGCGCGCCTTCGGTTCGTCAGCTATGACCCTGACTTGTACCAAGCCGCGAAAAAAATACCACGATTTAAGGACTACCTGCCGAAGCCATCAGCACCAATGCGGGCGCAGTATGTAGGTAACGAAAGCGATAGCAACTATATGCTTTCGCAAATCATCAGCCGAGGTATAAACCTATGCGAAGGTTACCACGACTGGTATCGCGTTGGCTGTGCCATCATCAACAAGTACAAAGATTCACCCGAAGGGAGGGCAATGTTTCACGCGCTGTCATCAGTGAGCGCAAAGTACGACAGCCGCAAATGCGACAGCAAATACGATGAACTGCTGAAATCAACACGCGGAGAAATCACCTTCGCAACCCTTGTGTATATGGCCAAGTGCGCAGGTGTTGAGGTACAAACACCTGAAACAAAGCGCATCGAAAAGCAAGCACTGGTCAACCGCTCACGCGTTGGTGTCGCTGGTGGATTCAAGTCAACCGATGATGCTCGGAATGAAACAATCGCATACCTCACCGAAGTCGAAGGATTGGAAGACGTAGAAGAGCGCGTTACCCAAGCATTCTCACTGCAAGAAAAGGACGTAGAAAAGCCATCAGCAGATGAGATGCTGGACGCTCTTAAAACCTTTATCGCAGGTTTCAACATTAAGATGAACGAGGTTACGCGCAACTACGAGAAGGCAGGCGAGCCATTGACCGACCGTGAATTGAACACCATCTACCTGCAAGCCGTTCACGCCTACGGCTCAAAGGTCAAAAAGCAACTGGTGTTCGATATTATCGATTCCGAAAATACAGCGCGGTATAATCCATTCGTGGACTTCTTTGCGGCAAATGCATCAAAGCGACCAAAGGGCCTTATCGATGAGTTAATTACCTGCATTGATAGCAACAACCACGATATTTTTTACATCGCAAACTTTTTACGAAAGTGGCTTTTAAGCATTATCGGGTCAATGCACTACGACTATTCAGTGATTTGTTTGGTGCTGACAGGCGCGCAAGGCATCGGCAAAACAAACTTTTTTCGACAACTACTGCCCGATGAACTTCAAGGCTACTACGGTGAAACCAAACTTGACGCAGGTAAGGATGATGAGATTTTGATGTGCAAAAAAATAATCCTATGCGATGATGAGTTTGGTGGAAAGTCAAAGCAGGAGGCCAAAAAGTTGAAGGAGCTGTCAAGTCGTAAAACGTTTACAATTCGCAAGCCTTATGGAAAGGTACACGAGGAACTGCGCAGGTTGGCCGTGCTATGCGGCACCAGCAATGAATCCGAAATCATCAATGACCCAACAGGAAATCGCCGCATCATTCCAATCGATGTCATAAAAATCGACTGGGAGAAGTACGAGGCGATTGACAAAACCGAACTATTGGTTGAACTATACAACGAGTGGAGAGCCAATCCACAAGGCTGGTATTTGAGCGGTCAAGACATTGCAGTGTTGAACCAAAACACGATGGGCAACGAACAGCCGAGTTTAGAGCGCGAGCTGATTGTCAAGTACTTTGAGCCGCCAAGTCAGTCGTGTACAAACTGGATGACCACCAGTGCAATCAAAGTTTACATTGATATGAATTCACGCCAATCAATGAGCCTGCACAAACTTGGACTGCAACTTCGAGCCTTAGGATATAACCAAAAAAGCCGCAGGGATGGCAATTGCGCAGTTCCTGTGAGGAAATGGCAAATCAATGTCAGTGAACTTCAAGCACAACATTCGCCTCTTTTGTAGTCAATGTAGTCGGTGTAGTCACTGCAAAAACAACTTTGAAACTCTATAGCGTGTGTAATATTCAATATTCGTATACATATAATATATACTCTTTTTATTAAAAAAAAGTGACTACACTGACTACAAACCGAAAAAACGCCCTTGCAGGTATTGCCAAGGCACTTTTTTTGTAGTCACTTTGATCGCAAAAAACTGACTACAAACTGACTACAATGACTACACTTAGACCATACCAACAACACGCCATTGACCTACTGCGCGATTCTATGCGGAAAGGAAATAGGCGCATCATCCTGTGCGCACCAACTGGCGCAGGTAAGACCGTTATGTTTTCATCGATGGTTCAGGCCGCACTGACCAAAGGAAAGAAGGTGCTGATAATCACCGACCGCATTGAACTGCTGACGCAAACGGATGGCGCACTTACACGTTTCGCGATTTTGCCCTCTTACATCAAACAAGGGACACGCAAACTGCCTGAGGCTACCTCGTATATAGCAATGGTAG